CGAGCACCTCCGGTTCGATGGCGAGCACGCCGAGCGGGACGCGCGGCAGGCGGCGCGGCACCTCGCCGGGCGGGGCTTCCGGCGCACCACCTCGAGGCCGGTGCAGGCGGGGGAGTTCGATCTTCTCAAGAGCGCCAAGCGGGGCGAGTACCACCTCCTATACGTGCCGCGGCCCGAAGACGGCGAAGCGGAGGCCGCGGCGTGAGCGGGTGCCGGTACTGCGAGGCGGAGACGCCGGCCGGGGTGGCGACGTGCGAGACGTGCGCGCGGGGCGAGGCGCGCGGGCGGCAGGCGCGGGACTGGCAGGTTCCGCTCGACCACTGCCCCTGGGCCAGCGGTCGGCGCGACATGGTGGAGGCCTACGGCGAGCCGGCGGACTTCCACGGGCTCACGACGTGCGCCTGGTGCCACGGGTGGGCCGACCGCGAGCTCGAGCTCTACCGGCAGGCGTGCGGGCGGGGTGAGGCGTGATGGCTCCGGAGGCGGCGGTGCGGCCGTGGCTTCGGGCGGTCTACGGGTACACGAGCACGCGGGAGGATGCGATCGCGGCGCACGCGTACCGGCTCGGCGCCGGGCAGGTGGTGGCGGCGCTCGAGGCGCGGGCGGAGCTCGCGCGGGGCTTCGGAGGCATGCAAGAGGCCGCGACGCTCGGATTCGTGCTCCGGGGCGTGCGGGAGGAGCTCGGGCTGTGAGACGGCATCCCGAGTCGGCGGCTGCTGAGGCACGGCGCCGGGCGGGGCGGTTGCGCTCGGAAGCTCTCGAGCGGGTGCTCCGGTTTCAGTTGCGGGCGGCCGGTCTGGACGACGGGCTGGCGGAGCAGGTGCGTTTCCATCCTCTGCGCCGGTGGCGGTGGGATTTCGGGTGGCCGGCGGAGCGGCTCGCGGTCGAGGTCGACGGCGGGCTCTACATTCGGGGGGCGCATTCGAGGCCGGCGGGCCAGCTTCGCGACATGGCGAAGCAAAACGAGGCGGTGCTCGCCGGCTGGCGGGTGCTGCGGGTGACGCGCGACCACCTCGCGAGCGGTGAGGCGTTGGGGTGGATTGCTCGAGCTCGAGGCCGGGAGGATTTCGGCCGGGGTCGAGGTGGCGCTGCGGTACGGTCGGGTCGTGGCGATGGCACCTCTCCGGCCGTGTAAGGCGCCGGGCTGTCCGCGGCTTGCGGCGGACGGTTGGTGCGCGGCGCACGTCGGGGAGCGGCACCGTCGGTTCGATCGGGAGCGGCCGGGCACGGCGGCGCGCGGGTACGGTGGGGCGCATCGGCGGTGGCGCGCGGCGGTGCTCGCGCGCGATCCGATCTGCAGGGCGTGCGGCGCGGCGCCGGCGACGGTGGCGGATCACGTGACGCCGCTCTCCGCCGGCGGCGGGTGGGAGCTCGCCAACGGGCAGGGGTTGTGCCGGGCGTGTCATAACGGCAAGACGGCGCGCGAGCGGGCGGCGCGGGGGCGCGGGTGAAAGCCTACGCGTCGGGGCCGGGCTGGCGGATTTTCCACGGCGACGCGCTCGAGGTGCTGCCGGAGCTCGATGGCATCGGGGCGTTGGTGACGGACCCGCCCTATAACTCGGGCGGGCAGTTCCGTGGCGATCGGGCCGGGCAGGGCACGCGGGCGAAGTATGCAAACTCCGAAAGCGTGGCGGCAAAGCTGCTGCCGGAGTTCACGGGGGACAACCGCGACCAGCGGGGGTTCTTGCTCTGGGCGTCGCTCTGGCTCGCGGCGGCGCATCGGCGCGCGGTGCCGGGCGCGGTGGCGGTCGTGTGGTCGGATTGGCGGAAGCTTCCCACGGTGGCGGACGCGGTGCAGGTGGGCGGTTGGGTCTGGCGCGGGATTGGCACGTGGCAGAAAACGGTCGCGCGGCCGCGGCTCGGCGGGCTCTGGGCGGGCTCCGAGCATTTCGTGTTCGCGACGAAGGGGCCGCTGGCCGAGCATGGGCGCGGGGTGCCGTCGGTGCTCACGGCGTCGCCGATCGCCGGGGCCAAGCGGTTGCACTTGGCGGAAAAGCCGGAGCCTGTGATGCGGTGGGCGCTCGGCGTGGTTCCGCCGGGCTCGCGGGTGGTCGACCCGTTCGCGGGCTCGGGGTCGACGCTGCGCGCCGCGGTCGACCTGGGTTTCGAGGCGGTCGGGGTGGAGCTCGACGAAGCGTTCTGCGAGGTGGCGGCGCGGCGGATGGCGCAGCGGACGCTCGCCGGCGAGCTCGCCGAGCTCGAGGCGCCGGGGGAAGGGGGGGGCGAATCCCTGGAGGCGGGGCTCTCGTGACCGGCGCTCGGACGCGTAAACACGGCCGCGAAATGCGCCAAGCAAAGGGGCTGCGCGGATAATGGCCGGGCGGCGGCCCACGCCGACGGCGCTCAAGGTGCTGCGCGGGAATCCTGGGAAGCGAGCGCTCGCGAAATCGGAGCCGAAGCCGCGGCTCGTCGCGCCGCCTCCGCCGAAGAGAATCCGCAAGGCTGCGGGCGAGATGTGGCGGCGCCTGGTGCCGGTGCTCGCGCGGTTGCGGGTGCTGACGGAGGGCGACGTCGCGGCGCTCGAGCTCACGTGCAACGCGTGGGCTGACTACCACGAAGCGCAGGCGGCGATCGACGCGGCGGGCGGCGCCTGGTACACGACGATCAACGAGGCCGGCGGCGAGCTTGTGCGCGCGCACCCGGCACTGACGGAGCGGAGCGACGCGTGGCGCCGGTTCCGCGCGGGGCTGGTGGAGTTCGGGCTGACTCCGGCGGCGCGGACGAAGGTTGCCGCGGCGCCGGAGGATCCCGACTCGGCGCTCGAGGAGTTCCTCGGCCCGCGCGAGGTGGTGAAGTGACGGCGACGCGCAAGGCGCCGAAGCGGCCGGCGAAGCGCGCGGCCAAGCCGGCGGCGAAAGCCGCGCCGAAGGGGAGAGCGCCGGCGGTGCCGCGGCGGGTGGTGCCGGCGTGGGAGAGCTACGCGGAGGCGGTGGCGACGGAGCGCGAGCCGGCATCGCGGTTCGTTCGGTTGGCGGCGGAGCGGTTCCTCGGCGAGCTTTCGCGGTGGGGCACGAAGCCGGGGCGGGCGTACCGATTCGACGAGGCCGAGGCGTCGCGGGTGGTGCGCGCCTTTCCGGCGCTCTTCCGCCATCACAAGGGCGAGTGGGCCGGGCGGGCTTTCGAGCTCGAGGCCTGGCAGCAGTTCCTCGTGGCGCAGGTCTTCGGGTGGCGCGCGAAGGATGGCCGGCGTCGGTTCCGGAAGGCCTACGTCGAGGTGCCGCGCAAGAACGGGAAGTCTCAGATTGCGGCTGGGGTGGGGCTCCTCTTGCTCTGCGCCGACGGCGAGCCGGGCGCCGAGGTCTACTCCGCGGCGACGAAGCGCGACCAGGCGTTGCTCGTGCACGATGAGGCGACGCGCATGGTCAAGAGCTCGCCGGCGCTGGCGCGGCGCGTGGGGGCGTTCCGTCACAACCTCCACGTGACGGCGACGCATTCCAAGTTCGAGCCGCTCTCGGCGGACTTCAACACGTTGGACGGCCTCAATCCTCACGGGGTCATCGTCGACGAGCTGCATGCTCACCGGTCGCGCGACCTCCTCGACGTGCTCGAAACGGCGATGGGCGCGCGCCGGCAACCGCTCCTCTTCCTGATCACGACGGCCGGCCACGGTCGGGCCTCGGTGTGCTGGGAGCTCCACGAATACGGCCGGCAGGTGCTCGAGGGCACGGTCGAGGATCCTTCCTTCCTGGCCTACATCGCCGGGGCGGACGCGGGCGACGATTGGACGGAGCCGGCGACGTGGCGCAAGGCGAATCCGAACCTCGGCGTGAGCGTGAAAGAGGACTACCTCCGCCGGGAGTGCGACCAGGCGCGGGCGATCCCTGGGAAGCAAGCGGCGTTCCGGAGGTTACACCTCAACGAATGGACGGAGCAGCGGACGGTGTGGCTCCCGCTCGAGGCGTGGGACGCATGCGCCGGGCCGGTCGATCCGGCGGAGCTCGCCGGCCGCCGGTGCTACGTCGGGCTCGACCTCTCGACCTCCCGCGACGTGACGGCCGCGGCGTGCTACTTCCCGCCGGAGGATCCCGAAGACGAGACGGAGGGCGGGGCGGTGCTCGCGCAGTTCTGGATCCCGGCTGAGAACGTGGCCGAGCGGGTGCGCTCGGATGGCGTGCCGTTCGATTCGTGGATCGACGGCGGCTTGGTGACGGCGACGCCGGGAAACATCGTCGACTATGCCTGGATTCGGGAGTGGTTTCATTCGCTGCGGGAGGGGCTCGACCTCGAGGTGGTCGAGGTGGCCTACGACCCGTGGGGCGCGGTGCAGCTCGCGACGGAGCTGCAGGAGGATGGGTTCCTCATGGTGCCGATGCGGCAGGGCTTCCAAACGATGGCGCCGGCGCTGCGGGAGCTCGAGCGCCTGGTGCTCGGCCGGCGGCTCGCGCATGGCGGGCACCCGGTGCTCCGTTGGATGGCCGGCAACGTGGCAGTGAAGCTCGACCCGGCCGGCAACGCGAAGCCCGACAAGGCCGCGGCCGCGGATCGAATCGACGGGATCGTGGCGCTCGCGATGGCGGTGGGCCGGGCGTCGCTCGCGGCCGGAGCTCGGGAGGTCGACCCCGACGAGCTCCTGATGGTGCTCTGATGCGCGGCCTCGAGGCATGGCAGGGGCTCGCCGGGGTGGCGCTGGTGGCGGCCGGCGCGGGGCTGCGGTGGGGAGCGTGGGCGGCGCTGCTCGCGGCGGGGGCGCTGGTGTTCGCGGACTACGCGATGGGACGGAGGGACGGCCGGTGATACTGCGGGATCTTGTGGAGGCGCGGGGCGGGGTGCTGCCGGGGGCGGCGCCGGCGAACGCGCCGGGGTGGCTCGTCGACCTCTTCGGCGGCGGGAGGCGAACGGGCGCGGGCGTGGACGTGTCGGAAGAGTCGGCGCTCACGTTCTCGGCGGTGTACGGCTGCGTTCGGATTCTGGCCGAGTCGGCGGCGAGCTTGCCGCTCAAGGTCTACCGGCGGGCCGGGGCGCGGGGCAAAGCGACGGCGCGCCAGCATTGGGCCTGGTCGCTCTTGCACGACGCGCCGAATCCGGAAATGACGGCGGTGGTGTGGCGCGAGCTCGGCATGGTGCACGTGCTCACGTGGGGCAACGCGTACTCGCGGATCGAATGGGCCGGCAACGGGGCGGCGCGGGCGTTGTGGCCGATCCATCCTTCACGCGTCACGGTGAAGCGCTCGGCCGCCGGGGCGGTGTTCTACGAAGTGCGGCCGGATCCGGCGACGGATCCGCCGGGCGGGCACCCGGCGATCCTCGAGCCGGCGGACATGCTGCATGTTCCGGCGCTCGGCTGGAATGGCCTGGTGGGGCTCTCGCCGGTGCGGCTCGCGCGGGAGGCCGTGGGGCTCGGGCAGGCGGCCGAGGCGTTCGGCTCGGGCTTCTTCGGCAACGGCGCGCGTCCGGGCGGGGTGCTCTCCGTCAACCAGGCGCTCGACCCGAAGGCGCGGGCGAAGATCGCCGAGGCCTGGGAGGCCGCCCACCAGGGCGTCGAGCGAGCCGGGCGGGTGGCGGTGCTCGGGCTGGGCGCGAGTTTCACAGCGACGACGATCCCGCCCGAAGACGCGCAGTTCCTCGAAACGCGGCGCTTTCAGGTGTCCGAAGTGGCGCGGATCTTCCGGGTCCCGCCGCATATGCTCGCCGACCTCGAGCGGGCGACGTTCTCTAACATCGAGCATCTCGGACTCGAGTTCGTCATGCATTCGCTCCGCCCGTGGCTCGTGCGGTGGGAGCAGGAAATCAACCGCAAGCTCTTCGGCACCTCCGGCACGGCGGGGCTCTACGCCGAGCACGCGGTCGACGGCCTGCTTCGGGGCGACCAGGCGAGCCGGTTCGCGGCCTACGCGGTGGGGCGCCAGTGGGGGTGGCTCTCGGCCGA